CGTAGGTTTACCTAATCCAACAGGAATTAGAACTGATTGGGATACTTCTCCCCCTTCACCAGTCGATAGTTTCAATGATCTTAATGATTATTGGGATAGTATGATTGCTGTTAAGAAAATAACTCCTGCTGATTGTAAGCAAATCGTTCAAAAGAACCAGTGGAGTTCAGGTACTACATACGATTATTATAGACAAGATTATAGTATAACTAATGCACCTTCTAATTCAGGGGGAACAACCTTATACACTGGAAACTATTTCATTGTAAATAGTGATTACAAAGTTTACATTTGTTTACAGAACGGAACAACACCCGAAACTCCTGATGGTAAACCATCTCTTGACGAACCAACGTTTACAGACTTAGAACCAAGAATTGCTGGTACTTCTGGTGACGGTTATATATGGAAGTATCTTTATACCATTAAACCTGCAGATCTAATCAAGTTTGATTCTACAGACTTTATGCCTGTTCCTGCTGAATGGAGCACAAACACTGCAGATAGTGCTATTAGGAATAATGCTGTTGATGGTGGTATTAAAATTGTTGTTATTAAGAATAGAGGAACTGGTATAGGAACTGCTAACCAGACTTATACTAGGGTTCCAATTAAGGGTGATGGATTTGATGCAGAATGCACAGTTGTTGTAAACAATGACCAGCAAATAGAAAGTGTCACTATATCTAATGAAGGATATGGTTATACTTACGGTAACGTTGATTTATCTGCTGGATCTGTTCCAACTCCTACTTCTCCACCAACTCTTGATGTTATCATTCCACCTCCAGGTGGTCATGGTAAAGATATATACCGTGAATTGGGTGCAACTAGTGCTTTACTTTATGCAAGAATTGAAAATGATGCTGAGAACCCAGACTTTATAACAGGTAACCAAATTGCTCGGATTGGAATTATTGAAAATCCTCAAGTATTTGGTTCTACTCAGTTACTTACTTTAGATAAAGCAAGTGCTGCATATGCTTTAAGATTGTCAGGAACTGGATATAGTTCCGTAACATTTACTCCTGATAGTTTAATATCCCAAACTGTAGGAACAGGTGTTACTGCTTACGGTAAGGTTCTTGCTTATGATGCAACTACTGGAGTTCTAAAGTATTGGCAGGATAGAACCATTGCTGGTTTTACTACAGTTGGTATAGCACAAAGTGCTACTGCTGCTATCTACGGATACGATACAACTAGATTCACCTCAGATCCAACTGCAGGTGGTAATAGAATTATTGTTGGTGGTAGTTCTAATCTATCAATTAGCACTACATTTAGTGGTCTATCTACCTCAATAAATAATAGAACATATTATCTTGGTCAGTCATTCACTAAAGGAATGTCAAACCCAGAAGTTAAAAAATACTCTGGAAATATGATTTATGTTGACCACAGACCAGCCATTACACGATCTTCAAATCAAAAAGAAGACATTAAAATCATATTACAGTTCTAAAATACTATGGCTCAGCAAACCAATCTAAACGTTTCACCATATTTTGACGATTTCGATCCGAATGATGGTTATCATAAGGTTCTTTTTAAACCTGGATATCCTGTTCAGGCTAGAGAATTAACTGGTCTTCAATCGATTCTTCAAAATCAGATAGAGAAGTTTGGTCAACACTTCTTTAAAGAAGGTGCTAAAGTAATTCCAGGAAATACTGCGTATTCACCAAATTACTATGCTGTAGAACTGAATAATACTCATTTGGGTGTTCCTGTTGATTATTATATTGAGCAGTTAATTGATAGAAAAATAATTGGTTTAACAACTGGTGTAACTGCTATAATTAAGCAAGTTTTAAAACCAGAATCTTCAGAAAGAGGAAATTTAACACTTTATATTTCCTATATGTCTTCTGGTGTTGAAGATGCTAATATCAAAGTATTTGCTGATGGGGAATTATTAACTGCTGATAGTGATATTATTTCTGGACCTGAAAATAATGCATTTATACCATCTGGAGAATCTTTTGCATCATGTATAGCAAATAATGCAACAGCTACTGCTGCATCTTTCTCAATATCAAATGGTGTTTATTTTATAAGAGGTAATTTTGTTAATATTGAAGATGAGACTATTATTTTAAGTCAATATGAGAATTTTCCTAGTGCTAGAATAGGTTTAAGAGTTAATGAAGATATTATAAATTCTGATGAGGATGAAACCCTAGCAGATAACTCAAAAGGTTTTAATAACTATGCTGCACCAGGTGCTGATCGTCTTAAAATAACAGCTTCATTGTATGCTAAACCATTAGATGATTTCAATGATTCTAATTTTATAGAATTAGCAGTTGTTGATGATGGAATTTTAAGATCACAAACAAAGAATACCAAGTATAGTTTTATAGCCGATGAAATGGCTCGTAGAACTTATGAAGAGTCTGGAGATTATACTATCACACCATTTGATGTTATAGTAAAAAATTCTTTAAATGATGGTCTTGGTAATAATGGTGTATATAAACAAGGTGAATTTACTCAAGGTGGAACATTAGCATCAGATGATCTTGGAGTATATCAAATAGGGCCTGGAAAAGCATTTGTTAAAGGATATGAGATAGAAACTATTAGTTCTACATATCTTGATGCACCAAAACCAAGAACAAGTAAAAAATTAGAAAGTCAAGGAGTAACTTATAATACAGGAAATACTCTTCGTCTTAATAGGGTTTATGGAGCTCCAACTATAGGTATTGGAAATACTTATATTGTTAGTTTAAGAGATCAGAGAAGTGGTGATAATTCCTTTAAGATGGCAGGATCTGAGATTGGTGTTGCTAGGGTTTATGATTATGCGTTAGAATCAGGTTCTTATTCTACATCTAATTCTGATACTAATGAGTGGGATATATCTTTATATGATCTTCAGTTAACAACTCGCATAACATTAAATGATGATATATCATTATCTGTTCCTACTTATGTTAAAGGAAGATATAGTGGTGCTACTGGATTCTTAAAAAATGCTGTTAGTAATAGTACTTCTTTAGAAATCTATGAAAAGCAAGGTGATTTCTTAAAGAATGAACCATTTGACTTTAATGGGGAATCTAATAATAGAGTTGCTGTTGCTGTAACATCTTATGGAATGTCAGATGTTAAGCAAATTTATGGTGGCCCAGAATTAGGTAATGTTGGTGCAGCAAAAAGTTTTACTGCTGATATTATACAAAAGAATCATTTTGTATATGGTGAGGCAAAGATTACTGAAATAGATGATGCAACAGGTATATGCACAGTTACTAGTGAGAATGAGTTATTTCCTGGAATTTTAAAGGTAAATAATATCTTAGCATTTGGTGGTTTAGGTAATAATGAAGCATCATTTGCAAGAATAACAGAAGTAGCAACAAATAGTGTTAAGATTACTGGTGTATCAACAGTATCTGGTGTTATACAGGGTCAAATTCCTGCATCAGATTTGGTCACTCCAAATTTAAGACTTGTTCAAACTCCATTAGAAACTGCACTTGAAAATAGTTTATATACATTAATGCCGAAATCTTTTATTTCGGATGTTGATCTTACTGATGCTACATTAACTATTAGAAAATCTTATTCAGTTGATGTTGCTCTTAATCCAAATACAGGATTAGGTCGAATGACTTCTGCAATAACTGCAGATACAAATGAATCTTTCTTACCCTTTGATGAAGAAAGGTATATTTTTGTAAGACCAAATGGGGATGTTATAGCACTTACTGATGATATGTTCCAGTTTACTACTGGAAATACTGTATTACAAATTGAAGGTTTAGGTTCTGCTACAACTGGATGCACATTAGTTGCAACATTAACAAAATCAAAACCATCTGCAAAAGTTAAGAGGCAAAATAGAGTAAATGCTACTGTAGTTAATAGTTCTAGACTTACTGGATCTGGTATAGGAGCAACTACTTTAAATGATGGTTTGGTTTATGGTAATTTCCCATATGGAACTAGAGTTCAGGATGAGAGAATTTCTTTAAATCAAGGAGATGTTGTTAGGATTCTTGGCATATATGAATCCAATGATACCTCTACAGCATCTGCACCGAAGATGACTTTAGTTTCATTAAATGGTGCTACTGGTAAAACCACAGATCTTATTGAAGGGGAAAGACTTACTGGAGCTGATAGTGGTGCTATTGCAGTTTATGCTGAAAAAATAACTGATACTCAAATAACATATATCATACAGAATCAAACTGCATTTGAAGAAGGTGAAGTAATTACATTCTCAGAATCTAAGGTTCAAGGTGTTATCTCAGTTTTAGATAATCCAAGTAGAAATATTTCTGCAAATTATACATTTACTACTGGGCAAAAGAATACTTTCTATGATTATGGATATATTACTAGAAAAATAAATGCCAAATCACCTAAAAAAGGTTTAAAGGTCTATTATACTAATGGATTCTATGAATCAACTGATGAAGGTGATATTACGGTAAAAAATTCATATGATAGTTGGGATTATAGTAAAGATATCCCATATATTAATGGTGAATTGGTTACAGATACTATTGATATAAGACCTAAAGTTTCTAATTACACTGTAGTTGCTGATACTAGATCTCCATTAGAATTTTATGGAAGATCATTTACAACAGCTGGTGGTTCTGCTAAGAATATTTTAGCATCTGATGAATCAATTATTACCAATTTTGATTTTTATGTTGGTAGAAGAGATAGAATTTTCTTAGATAAAACTGGTAAATTCCAAGTTCAGTATGGTGATCCATCTGAGAAAATGGAAACTCCTGTTGCTATTGAAGATGCTATAGAAATTGCTATGGTTGAACTTCCACCATATCTTTTCCAAACAGATAGAGCATCTCTTAACTTTATGAAGCATAAGAGATATCGAATGCAAGATATTAAACGACTTGAAGATAGAATTAAAAATCTAGAATATTATACTTCATTGTCTATGCTTGAAACTGAAACTTCCAACTTATTCGTTCCTGATGCAGATGGAATGAATAAATTTAAGTCAGGTTTCTTTGTTGATAATTTTACTAGTCTTAAGACTCAAGAAACAAAAGGCCTTAAGGTAAAGAATAGTTTAGATCCTACTCATAAGGAATTAAGACCTCAACATTATACAACTTCGATTGATCTTCAAGCAGGCCCTGTTGAAGATGTTGATGCTAGTGTTGATCGTGCATATTTAGCTCCTGAAGGAACTAACGTAAGAAGACAAGCAGATGGTGTTGTAACTCTTGATTATACTGAAGTTGATTGGTTAAGTCAGCAATTTGCTACTAGAACTGAAAGTGTTACACCATTCTTGGTTAGTTTCTGGCAAGCAACATTAAAAATCTCTCCAAATTCTGATACTTGGACTGATACTGCAAGAATTGAAGCAAAAATTGTTAAAGCAGAAGGTAACTTTGCTCAAACAATGGCAGATAATCCTAGTGTGGATCCTCAAACTGGTATGGGTCCAATGTTATGGAATTCTTGGGAAACTGTTTGGACTGGTCAGGAAGTTAGTACAGTTACTAGAGAAAGAACTGTAAGTACAACTACCAGAATGGATAATATTGAGGTAGGATGTTCTAGTAGACTTGGTAGTGGAGATTGGTTTAGATCAAATAGGGAACAGTTCCTTGGAATGGGTCCTGAAATTGATAGAAATAATAACACAGGTCAGAAGAGATGGAACACTGGTCCTCACCCAATACACCATAGACAACCTGTAAATCCATGGGGTAA